GAATAAAGGAACTGGACGAATAAAGGAACTGGACGAATAAAGGAACTGGACGAATAAAGGAACTGGACGAATAAAGGAACTGGACGAATAAAGGAACTGGACGGAATGGATCGTCGGTATTAAATACTTATCTGTAATCTTCTAGACTTACTTTTATTACTTTTATTACGACTATAAACAATCGTTTTATTTTTAATTTTTATTTTATTCATAGTGTCATCTTCTTCAGGGAAATCGATCCAAGTAATATAATTTTCAAGAATATAGATTAAGATATCTTTCGGAAGAACAGAAAAGATAGTATTTGGATTGTTATGATAACCAAATAAATGAATCATAACTATAATTAATTTATCAGGGAATAACATATTCCTTTTATTATCCCATTGAGGGGGGTTAAGGGAGGATTTAGTCCATAAATGAACAATCCTTTCTTGTTTCACTTTTTGTTTTTTTTTTAGAATCCTGACTTTCTTAGATTCTTTATTTAAATAATCATTCTCATCAAAAATATTTTTTTCCTTTTTTATTTTTTTTACTTCGTTAATCATTTTATGATCTTTATTTTCATATTCTAAAATTGCGGTAGTTAACTCATCTATTTCTTTTTTAAATTTTGGATCATTTATTTCAGAATATTTTTCTTTTTTCTTTTTTAATGTTTTTTTACAATTCCTTAATCTATTTTCAGAATCAATCACAATTTCATCTATTTCTTCAACTGGGAGGTTACTGAATATATTAATCATTTAGGAGTAATCGTTTAGGAGTAAATATTTTTTAATTAACCTATCAAATTTGAATAAATAATTTTTAGAAATATTATAAAAAGAAAAAGAAAAAGAAAAGAATGAATATTGAAGATCTTGTAATCAATGATCAACATGATACGATAATTGATTTCGTCACAGATTTGTCTTATCCGGATTATTCAACGCGAGATGAATATACAAAGAAATTTACCGAATTACGCAAGATCTACAAAATTAATCCCAGGAAAACTGAGATTTTGAAAGTATACAGAGAATTATTAAATGAAGGAGTTATCGAACCAAACCCCACATTTTACAAGTATGCTGTTAAGAAGATTGGGAAAAGTTCATCTGGAGTTTCCGTAATTACTGTTTTAACGAGTCCTGATCCTGAATTCACTAATTTTGAAGGGAAGAAAGTAAAGCAATCGTTTAGTTGTGGAAATAGTTGTTCTTATTGTCCCAATGAACCTGAAGAACGTTTTAATTTAATTGTTTTAGAAACAAATGAGAAAGAAGGATTAATTAAGGTAAGGACAGACGATGATTTGAAGACAACACGAGTTTTAACCTATTTATTGGATACAGATTATGTTGAAAGGAGAGTCATTGAATGTTCACATTTTAAGGGAGATAATTTCATTATCAAAATGGACAAAGAAGACCTTGATAATGGAGAATTACCAGGAATTAATCAAAAAATCATTGGAGTTAAGAGGGCACAACCAAGAAGTTATTTATCAAGTGAACCAGCGGTTCTGAGAGCGAATCGCAATGGTTTTTCAGCGATAAAACAATTCAATGATCGTGCAGATGCGTTAACAATGTGTGGTCACCCAGTAGATAAGATTGAAATCATTGTTCTTGGTGGAACGTGGAATCACTATCCTAAAGAATATCAATACGAATTTATCAGAGATATTTATTATGCTGCGAACATTTACTCATCTGGATATAAGAGAGACACGGGTTCATTGGAAGTAGAAATCGGATATAATGAATCGTCTCAAACAAGGATTATTGGACTTACAATTGAAACACGACCAGATTGTATTAACAAAAGGGAAATTAGAGCTTTGAGAGAACTAAATGTGACAAGAGTTCAACTAGGTATTCAGCACATTGATGATGAGATTTTAAAGGGAATCAATCGTAATTGTTATTTAGAAGATACGATTCATGCAACGAATCTTCTAAAAAAAAACGGATACAAGGTTGATTGGCATCTCATGCCAGATTTACCAGGGAGTAGTTTTGAGAAAGATTTAAAAATGATCAATGATATCTTTGGAGTGAAACGTTTTAAGAAAATGAGTCATAATTATGAAAAACATACACTAGAACATCCCGAACTTCAAGCAGATCAGCTTAAAATCTATCCTTGTTCAACGGTTGATTGGACAGAGATCAAAGAATGGTATTCAGATGGATCCTATAAACCTTATTCCGAAGACGAAGATGTTTTAAAAGAGCTGATTGTTCATATCAAAACATCGATATTTCCTTGGATAAGACTAAACCGAATTATTAGAGATATCCCTAATATTTATATTATCGGTGGGAATAAGAATGTGAATCTAAGGCAGAAAGTTTTAAAAGAAATGGACGAGAAAGGATTAGAATGTGATTGTATACGTTGTGCTGAAGTGAAGGATAAAGATTTTAAGATAGAATCTGCCGAATTATTCATTGATGAATATAATGGTGTTGATTCAACCGAATATTTCATCAGTTACCGAAGTCCTTGTAAGAAAGTCCTCTACGGATTTTTAAGACTACGGATTAATTATACAAATGATGGGTTAGTCTATGAAGAATTATATGATAGTGGATTAGTTAGAGAACTCCATGTTTATGGACAGCTCATTAAACATGCTGATATAAAAACAGATAATAGTGTTCAACACAAAGGTCTTGGGAAGAAACTATTGAAAAAGGCCGAAGAAATATGTTTAGAAAATGATATTAATAAGGTATCTATTATTTCAGGAGTAGGGGTTAGAGATTATTACCGAAAGAATGGATATCGTTTAGAAAATAATTACATGACCAAATATATATATAAGGGTTTATATAAGGATTATGATTATACAGAAATATTCTTAAAATTTTGTCTTATTATCGTAGTTATTAGTATTCTTTATTGACTAATATTAATTTATTCCTAGTTTCTGTTTAATTATTTTAATAGCTGCTAGTGTTAATAAAGTTTTGTAACCATCAACATTTTTTTCAAAACGAATGTAATTTTCGCGGAGGATTACACCATCCATATTATGATCAGAGTCATCATCTACAAATAACATATTTTCATTTGGACGTTGTTTTATTATTTCTCGAATCACTTCTTTTTTACGCATATGACGGTCTTGTATTCCTTTCTGTGTTTCACCAATATTCATTATAATAGAATTAAATTCAAAATCTGTGAGTTCTTCTTGTATTTTTTTAATTAATTTCCCTTTGCGGTATTGATTATTTCCAGCAGATATTATATGTATTTCAATATTCTTAGTAAATAAAAGTTTCAATAATTCGATAATATTTCGTGTAGTATAATGATACCAATCAATTTGTTGAGCATCTGGCCTTCCAATTTCTACATATGATCCTCCGGTGAGTGGATTACCATAAACCATTCCTAATGTTTTATCTAAATAAAAAAATACAACCTTCGGATGATCTTCATCATCATCTTCTCCTGAAGGTTATTGGGTAAAGTCCTTCAGTCCATAAAATTTAGTGTCCGTCATTATTTCATATATAAAGATAGTGGAATTCCGAATAGATCTTGAAATATTAGCATTATTAATTTCCGTTATAGTCGTATGTCCGTTCGTTTTATTTATTTCAAAGTATTTTTCTCCATCACCAATAACTGTAACATAATGCAAATGGGTTCCAGATATATATGATCTTAATGTATACGTTTCACCTTTATACGTAAATTTACGAATATCATTTGGATCACCCGGTTCTCCAACTATTGTTAAATTATCTCGAACACCATCTTTCCAACTAGCCGGTTTTTCTACTAATATTATCCCTTTCTTTGCTAGTTCAGTGTCCATATTTACATAATGGTCATTCATTCCATCTTTAAAAGCTTTGCCTACTTCATTGGGGAAAGTTTTATTTGTTATTTTTTTTGTATCGCCTTTTGGTTCATCAAAATAATATTTAATTAATAAAAGAATGAGTGTTGATGCGACTCCGAGTTGGCCAGGTTCAAAATGCATACAAATTTGATCAAGAAGCTGCCAAGTCTTACATAAATGTTTTAATTCATCAAAATTGCTAAGATCCTCGAATACTTTATACGTATCGGCACTAGGTAATTTATTAAATAAATTTGTTAATAGAGTTGTTTTTTTATTACTCTTTTGTTTTTCTAATATAAGATCCCCTAATTTATTTTTCAATACAAATAAACTAATTAATACAGAATCTATCCAACAATTATTCCAGGTATGTTGTAATGTTTTAACCATTACTTGATTTTTTATAGTATCTACATTTAATTCATTATTTGAAGTTGTGACTACATCAGTTTTTCCAGGATCCACTTGTTCTATATCGAAATAAGAAAATTCTATTCTATATTTATAATCTGGATTATTTGTCTGATGATAATTCTCAGGATTAACCTTTTCCCATTCACTTTCGTCTACTTTTACACGAATTCTTTTATATAATTTTTCATCTTTGTATTCAATTACACTATTTTTTTCTTTTAACCATAATTTAAATATGTCTGTCATTCTTTCAAAAGTCTGATCATCTATAGAATCTGTAATATCTTTTTCAATATATTCGGGTTCACCTTGAAGTTTATTGATATAACTAAATACTAATTTAATGTTTTGTTGTGCAGCCAATCGTGATGCTTCAGCCAATCGTGATGCTTCAGCTTCTTCAGCCAATCGTGATGCTTCAGCTTCAGATAATAGTGCTTCTTCATCTAACCGCGCTTCAGGTTGTTCAACACTTAATCCCTGTGCTTTTCTTATGTTTCTCCTTTTTCCGTATGTTTCTACAATTTTATCTATTTCTCCGTGTTTCCATCTCATTTTTTCTTCAAATTTAGATATTATTTCTCTTTCCCCATCAGTTAAGTCTGGTGCTGGTTGCGGTGCTGTTTCACGTGCCCCACCTTTCAGGGTGATTTTTCTATTTTTCTTATTTTTCTTATTTTTCTTATTTTTCTTCAATGTTCTACCATTATTATGTTTTCTTTTATTTTCTCTTTTCAAAGACCGATCCTTCTTGGGGTTTTCACGATTAGGACTTCTTTTGTTTGTCCTTTTTTTCGTCCTTTTTTTCGATCTTTTATTCTGCTGAACCATTATTATATAAATGATAATATTAAAAAAATTTTTAAAAAAACTAATATAATTTAACACCTAAAAGTTCAAGAAGACCCATTACAACACCTAAAATACTATAATAATATATATTCGTAGCCATATCATGATCTATTTTATCACATTCAGGTTCTTTTCTCAAATCATGGAGTAATTTAACTAAACCTAATGAGAAAACCACCGAAATGACATCAACTATTTTTTTATTTTTAGTTATTACATCAAATAATTTCTTAACTATACCTATTTTAAATATATCAGTATTCTTATTGATTATTAATAGAAAACCTATAATAGACACTGCTAGAATAATCGCAGATATAATATAGAAATCATAGTAGAATGTTAGCATTGTGGAGTCAATGCTTTTACATTTGTTATTTTCCTTAACATCATGGAGGTATTTTGTTACATATAAATTCGTTAAAAATGGGATCAACGATAGAAGTAATATTAATAATTTCATTATTTATGATAAATAAATATTTTTTTATATAAATAAAAAAATATTAAATGATTCGAATAGAATTAGAATACTAAAACAGAATTATTAATTTTCCCAATCAATGTATTTATTTGATCTTCTAATGTGTGAACCCTATCTTTAAGATCAAAAATATTCCGTTTACTCAAATCATTATCTCTTTGTAATGTAAGATCGTAATAAATTAATTTATCCTCAATTTTATCTATTTTTTCCATTAAATTTTCTATAGTCCTTTCTAATTCTTTATGTCTGAGATAAGGTTGAAGATCTAAATTTTCTAATTTCTCATTTAAATCTAGTTTGTCTGTTCCGTCACTAATGAAATGATAGTCGTAATATATTTTATTGAATAAGGAAGAAACTTTTGGCCACAGACAGATAACAATATATTCGTAAGTAATCCATCCCATAAATGTAGCGAAACCTAAATAAGATAGTTGGGTATTCATTTTATTATTATTATTATCTTTTTATTATTATTATTATTATCTTTTTTATTATTACTATAATAAATACTTAAATCAAATTTTTTTCTAGGAAAGAATGCCCCTGCTTTTATATGTATTTTCTAATTTTTGTAATGCAATAATATAGGAAGATTCTCTTAATGTACAATGATATTGTTTTGATACATTGAATACTTTATGAATTGTTTTATTCATTTTTTTCTCTAATTTATGATTGATTTCATCTTCTTCTAAATATTCATTTGTCTGATTCTGTAACCATTCAAAATATGATACTAATACACCCCCTGAATTCGCTAGAATATCCGGGATAACAGTAATCTTTCTTTCCTTTAAAATCACATCAGCTTTATTATCAATAGGTCCATTCGCCGCCTCAACAATTAGACTACATTCAACATTACTTGCTTCTTTTTCAGTAATTTGTAATTCCATCGCAGCAGGTATAATGATATCACATTTCGTTGAAAAGAAATCATCTTTGGTTATTTTTTCTTCATTATAATTCTCAAGTGTTTTATAATTATCTACATGATTTAAAACATCACTAATGTCTAAACCATCCATATTTCTAATATAACCGGTATGGTCTCCAACAGATATCATTTTCATTCCATAAGAAGATAGAATTTTTGAAGCATGATAACCCACATTCCCTATTCCTTGGATAATAAAGGTTTTATGATTTAAATCAATCTTATTAATCCTTGACCATTCTAGGACTGATAGAGCGACACCTCTCCCTGTTGCTTCTTTCCTTCCTAAACTACCACCATAATTTAATGACTTTCCGGTGAATACTCCTAGATCATGTCTCTTTACACCAATTTTATTATACTCATCACACATCCAATCCATGATTTGCGAATTAGTTCCTAAATCTGGGGCGGGTATATCTTTATTACTTCCGATATAATTATACAACTTCCTTGAGAATCCTCGCGAAATATTCTCTAAATCTTCCTCATTATATTTCGAAGGATCAATTGCTAATCCACCTTTACCACCACCATAAGGTATCTCTTGTAACGCACATTTAAATGTCATCCATGAAGCTAATGAGGAACACTCATGTAATGAAACATTAGGATGAAATCTGATACCACCCTTATAAGGTCCTAAAATATTATTATGTTGAATACGATGACCAGATAAAATCTCAATATTTCCGTTTTGTAACTTCACAGGAAAATTAAAAGAGATTAAATGCTTTGGTTTTTCAATAACTTTCAAAACATTTTTATCTATATTTACAATCTTTGACGCATTCCTAATTTGTTTATTGACAAGATTAATAATATTCATTATTATTATTATAGTAGCATATTGTTTAAATAAAAATTATCATAATTTAAAAATTATCATATTTTAAAAGTTATTATTATTTAAAAATAATTATCTTTCTTTTTATAATAAGCGAAGCAACCAGTAAAAAAAATGGGGAAAAATTTAGTTTACATGGCAAAACCGACATATGGGGGGTGGGTGACCTTTACAGCCCATTTATCTCTAAAATATGAATGTAATCTTTTTAAAATTGGGAAAAGATCTGAACCAAATAAACGTGATTATGGCTACGGTGTCGGATATCAGAATCTACGGATTGATGAATTAATAGAAAAACCTAATCTTGTAATTACTGCGATTGATAAACATTATTGGAAATATTTACATTTATTTCCAAAAGGGACAATATTAGTCATTCATGATCCAACCGAACTGAAAGTATCAAAGAAGGAAGAAAATCCTTTAATAAAATACATCACACAAAATCATTTCAAGGTTGTAACTATCCGAGAAACTGTTCGTGATTTTATTAAGGAAAAATATAATGTTGATTGTGATTTCATTAAACATCCTTTTTTCGAATATCCCAAAACGAAAGAACGATCCGATTATCATTCATTAGCAATTTCAAGAATTGATTTTGACAAACACACTGATTTAATTCTCAAAGCGAATAAATTAATAAATAATGAAGAAAAGAAAATTCAAATCTTTGGCGCTGAAAATAGATTATATGTTCATCACAAATTAAAAGAATTAGATTTTGAAACATACTGGAAAGGTAAATATCCCAAGACACTCCCATTGATGTATAATGGTAAAGATTTATTGAATAGTTGTAAGTTCGTTGTAGATATGTCTATTATTAAAGGTGATGGTGGTGGGACACAATATACATTTTTAGAAGCAATCTATCACGGTTGTGCATTGATTTTACACAAAGAATGGGTTGAAAAAGGTTCAACATTTAAAAAAGACCAAAATTGTTATGTTGTTGGATTTACAGATGATGTCGGTCAAGAAATTGCGAATATTATTAATACAACTATTGACGGGAATGATGAAGCTATGAAAATATACAGGAGAGTTGTAAGGAACTCTAAAGAAATTCTCAAAGACCACACCAATTTACAATGGTTTTAGAAACTATTTTTTTTTCTTTTTATAATTTTTTTTTAATTATTAAAATAATAATAATAATATAATGGTGAAAAAGTGTTTAAATTGTAAATCAACATTAATTGATGACCTTGAATCTGATATGGAAAACGTTGTTCCTTTATGGTATAAAAAAGAAGGTAATTATTCATTACTACCCAAGGCATTAAATTGTGATAATAAATATAATCCTCAAAAAGTTGATTTAAAAGAATCAACGCCTAAAATCACAGATACAGAAGTTAAAGTATCTGTGAAAACAAAAAAAGATACATGGGTTTTTTATTGGGCATCTCAATCACAGAAGGACTCAAAAAAAATAAATGGTCCTGCGAAAGCCTATGGAAAAGAAAAGAATTCTGGTCTCTTAAGAACTGGTAAAAAAGGTGAAGTTGATCTTGTGTTAAATTGTCCCCAACCTTACAGAGTAGATTCTGTAACTTACCCAAGGCATGTTCATTATGTTACATTAACAGATGATGAAGTGTGGGATACAGATGTTAAAACAATGGTTGTGACATGCCACCTTACAAAAGATGATCTTAAAGATGTATTAAAAGCAAAAACACATTTTGTGATCAATGCTTTACCTGAAAATTCTCATTCAGATAAATCTATTCCAGATTCATTAAATTTACCAGTTGAAGATGTTACAGAAAAGAATCGTGATAAAAAAATCAAAGATTTCATTGAAGATAATATTGAACATTATCCTGAGCTAAAAGAATTAGTTAATAAGAATAAATTACAATTGAAAGATGTTCCAATAGTTGTATATTGTGCCAATAAGGAATGTAGTGCATCACATAATCTTTTACAACACATGATGAATTCAGGGTTCTCTAATGTCTTAGAATATCCAGGCGGTGTGAAAGAATGGTTTGATGAGGGGGAAAAACAGAAATCTTTAACATTTTATGATGAAGAAAGTTCATTAACAGATGACATTTATGATTTAGATATTACTAAAGAAAAGATTGTTATCGATGGTATTATTTATACACATGACCTGGATAATCAAGAATTATATGATAATGATGACGAATTAATTGGATTATGGGATGGTAAGAAAGTTAAATGGGAAACTGAAGATGATGAAGCAAAACACAAAAAACGAATTATGGTAGATGAAGAAGAAGAAGAAGAAGAAGAAAAAGAAG